GGCAGGCCGTGGGAATGCGCGGCGGTGGCATGATGGGCTTTCGTCCTGTGGGTTACGCTGAAGGGGATCTTGTTGAAGACATGCCAAGTTCCCAACCCAAGATGGACAAAGCAACCCTTATTGAAATTATTATGGACCTGACCGGAATGGAAGACCCGTCTTCTCTTCTTGATATGAGTTACGAACAGTTGTTGTCGGCTCAACAGAACCTGATGGCGAACGCACCGCAAGCGGCAAGAGGATATTCAATTCCACAGGGAGAAGGATTTGGTACGACAGAGACTGTCGGGGCTGCTGGCAGGATGGTCTTGCCATCATCACTCGTTGCAACTGGCATGGGCTCAAGAGTGGCCCGGCAAGCACTAGAAAATGCCCGAATGACAGACCCGGCTTATGCCATGGCTGTGGAGGAGGATTTCAATACTACTGATCCTTCTGCACCAAACCCTTTCATGCCTGTGGGCAGGAACCGTGGCGGCATAATGAGTTTACGAGGCTACTAAAATGGCTAGAAACCCTCTGCCTAGAAGCAACTTTGGAACGGCATCCCTTGTCGAGCGCAGGAACGAAATTCCTCCTGTGGTCCTTGGGGAGGGAGACGGTGCTGAAGTTGCGTTAGAAGAGGATGCGGTTATTGAAGCACCTGGCTTGAGCATTGAGCTTGAGGACGACGGTGGTGTGGTTGTGGATTTTGACCCACGGTCCATGGGCCAAGAGGAGGGTGACTTTTACGACAACCTTTCTGAAAACATAGACGACCGGGTTGCGAACGCGGTTGCCGCTAATTTGCTTGAGCAGTATGAGGCCAACAAGTCTGGTCGCAAAGAATGGGAAGATGCTTACCGTACCGGACTAGAGCTTTTAGGTTTTAAGTACGAGGAGCGGGCAGAGCCTTTTCGTGGCGCGACGGGTGTAACGCATCCGCTTTTGGCCGAAGCAGTAACACAGTTTCAGGCGCAAGCTTTTGGAGAACTTCTTCCTGCGGGTGGCCCTGTAAGAACTGAAATAATTGGTAAAACAAGCTCAGAAGTGGAAGATCAGGCGGATCGGGTACGTCATTTTATGAATTACCAGATTACCTGTGTAATGAAGGAATACACACCTGAGTTTGACCAGATGTTGTTTTATCTTCCGTTATCCGGGTCAACGTTCAAGAAGGTGTATTACGACGAGTTCCTTGGAAGGGCTGTAAGCAAGTTTGTTCCTGCTGAACAGTTGATTGTGCCTTACACAGCGACTGATTTAGAGACGGCTGAGAACGTAACGCATGTCATACAAATTACGGAAAACGAGCTTCGGAAGAAACAGGTAGCAGGGTTTTACAGTGACGTTCCAGTTACAGCGGATCAGGCGGATCCTTCGGAAGTCCGTGAGGAGATGGACGAGATCTCTGGTGTAGAGCCTACGTATCTTGATACGGATGTGACGCTTCTTGAGTGCCATGTGCATCTGGATCTTGAGGGCTATGAAGACATGGGCGAGGACGGCGAGCCTACGGGCATAAAGCTGCCTTATGTTGTAACGCTTTCGGAGAACAACGGAAAAGTACTCAGCATCCGTCGAAACTATGATCCGGATGATGAAGACAAGAAAAAGACCCAGTATTTTGTGCATTTTAAGTTTTTGCCGGGTTTTGGGTTCTATGGGCTTGGTTTAATACATATGATTGGCGGTTTAAGCCGGACGGCTACGGCTGCACTTCGCCAGCTTATTGACGCGGGTACGCTTTCCAACCTTCCCGCAGGGTTTAAATCACGAGGTCTTCGCATACGGAATGATGACGATCCGTTATCTCCCGGTGAATTTCGTGACGTAGATGCACCAGGGGGCGCTATTCGCGATTCTCTGATGCTGCTTCCTTATAAGGGCGCGGATCAGACTTTATTTCAGTTAATGGGTTTTTGTGTAGAGGCAGGCCAGCGTTTTGCAGCGGTGTCTAATCTTCAGGTAGGCGACGGCAACCAGCAGGCTGCTGTTGGGACTACTATTGCCATGCTGGAGCAGGGCGCAAAGGTTATGTCTGCAATTCATAAACGGTTGCATTATGGGCAAAAAGAGGAGTTTGACCTTCTTTCAAAGGTCTTTGGTCAGTATCTTCCTCCTGAATACCCCTATAACGTTGTCGGAGCAGAGCGCACGGTAAAAGCGGAGGATTTTGATGATAGGGTTGACGTTGTTCCCGTGTCTGACCCCAATATCTTTTCAATGGCGCAAAGGGTCACACTCGCGCAAACGGAGCTTCAACTGGCGCAGTCGGCTCCGGAGTTGCATAACTTACATGAAGCGTTCCGCCGGATGTATCGTGCGGTGGGCGTCAAGGATGTAGATGCCATACTTAAACCTGTAGATGAAGGGGACCCTGTACCAAAGGACCCTGCTATAGAAAACTCAGAGGCCTTGGACAACCAGCCTCTAATGCCTTTTGAAGGTCAAAACCATGACGCGCACATTATGGCGCACTTGGTTTTTGGATCTTCTGGACTGGTTTCTCAGATGCCGCAAGTTGCCATGGCGCTTCAAAAACACATCATGGAGCATGTTTCTCTGAAGTCTAAAGAACAGGTTTTCGCACAATTTTCCCAACAACTTCAAGGACAAGCACCTAGTGAAGAACAGGCCTTGGAAATTGAAGCAGCAGTTGCTAATCTTATTTCTCAAGGTATGCAGGAAGTGAAAAGCCTGAGCGCACAAATTAGCGGTCAAGGTCAAGAAGGTCCGGATCCGTTGATTGCTCTTAAAGAGCAGGATTTGCAGCTACGGGCTCAAAGAGACCAGAACGAGGCTCAGATAGATCAGGCAAGGTTGGAGCTTGACAGACAGAAAGCGGAGCAGAATGCTCAACTAGGCGCAGAGCGCATCCAATCTTCTGAAGATATAGTACAGGCGCGTATAGACGCGGCAAGAGAACGCGAGATAATGAAACAGAGACAAGGCTAGGAGAGAGCTATGGCTGAAGGAAAAGTTCGCAAGGGCATTGAAGTTAAGGATCAAGGCTTTGTTTCTTACAATGCTCCAAAGGAGGAGAAAACTCCAAACGTTTCAAAGGCTACGAAAATTTCAGGCAAGAACCGGGGTATGGGTGAAGCTGTTCGTGGCGGAAAATTTACAATTTGCTAAAGAAGGACCAGTTAAATGGAATGGATTAAAGGTAGGTTTCAGGAGCCCTCTAGTTATGCGGCTTTGGGTGGTGCAGTAGTTGGTGTTGGCGTTTTGATTTCTCAGCCGATAGTAATCGTTGTCGGCATCGCAGGCGGTGCATTAGGCTTCCTGTTGAAGGAAAAAGGCGTAATCTAACCATGGTTAAGCGGCTATTTTTAGTCGCTCTTGCGTTAGTTCTTTCTACCGCACCCATAAACGCGACAGATACTGTAACGACAACCAATACTACAAACACGGTGAGTTCATCATCAAATACGGTGAGTTCATCATCAAATACGGTATCTAATACGACGGCGTCTAATACTGTGTCTTCGAACACAACCGGAAGCACGGTTATTGATAAAGCCCCGTCTACAGCTTCTGCGCCTTCAGTTGTTGTTAATAACAGCGATGTCTGCGTGAGCGGCTTGAGTTCTGCTGTTCAAACCTCTGTTTTTGGAGCAGCCGTTGGCACAACAGTTAGAGATAAAAATTGTGAGCGGTTGAAGCTTGCCCGTAGTTTGTACGGCATGGGCTTAAAAGTCGCCGGGGTTAGCCTATTGTGCCAAGACAAAAGGGTTTTTGATGCAATGATGTCTGCGGGAACGCCCTGTCCGTTTGAAGGAAAGATTGGAACGCAGGCAAAGAAAGCGTGGTTAGCTGACCCAACGCAATCACCGGAGGGCACGAAGATAAGGGCGGACGCTCTTGCAAAAGCTGCAAAAGAAGAAGCTGCCCGACAAGAAGCAGAGGAAAAGGCCGAAGAAGAAAAACGCAAGCTTGAAGAAGAGAACGGCTGATGAAAATTGTCGTAGTCTTTATTGCCTTTCTTTACTTAACCTTATTATTACTAGGTGTTTTTGCTTTGTCCGGGTTATCGAAGGCCGTCGCGGAAGATTTAACAACATCTAACCTAACCCCAAATATGAGCGGCATGACTGCCTCCGGCGGAACTTCTGTAGGAACGGGGCATGGCTGTAGTCAAGGCCAATACTGCACGAGTGGAACTAATGAAGGTGGTGGAACCTATACGTCAACTTTTGATGTGCCTTTGACCGAAGCAGAATTAAACCAAGGTTTCACTCTCAATAGTGGCATAACAATTAACAGCCATTCTTCAAATAGCAGGTTGCCAACCTGCGCTAATGGTTTGCTGCAATCTGGAGATTGTCGTGATGTGTTTAAGCTTACGATCACCCTAAAAGACAACGGCACTGCTGTTGAAACTTTTGTTCATCAAGAAGAGTTAACCTGGAGTGGACTCAAAGATTTTAATTATACGGATACTGTTGGAACAAACGACTACGGCTTGTTAACAGGCGTTTTAGAACTTTACGGAATTGATGCAGGGTATCCGGTTGGATACTATGGGCCGCAGTTT